GGTATGTAGTTGTTGTGGTCAACAGTTACCAGCTGAACAAGTGAGTGAGGTAAGAGAAAAAGCATTGCAGAAATTCAATGCAAACAAATCGAAAGAATTAGAAACAATACAAACATCTATCAATCACATTATTTCAGAGGGCAAGAAAATAAAGCCAATTATCGAGAAATTAGAGGATGACAACAATAATTTACAAATTAAAATCAACGAAGCAGAAGAGCGTTCAGCAAGAATACAAAACAAAATTAATAAGTTGAAAACAACTCACGTTGACGTTACGCAAACTGACGAATACAAAGCAGTAATGTTAGAGATAAATGAGATTAATCAAAAACGCTCTAACATCAGGAAAACTATTCAAGATAAAGTTTCAGGAATAGATGACAAAATAAGCGAACTTACTCAAGAAAAATCAGAAATTGAAGTGTCAATATCAATCGAAAAATCAAATAAACATCTAGATGATGTTATTTCTGAATTAAGAAATGAAGAAGACAGATTATTGGATGAAAAAGAAAAGTATTCACATGACCTTTATATCTTAAAAGAATTTACAACAACAAAAGTCAAAATGCTTACTGAAAACATCAATAACGAATTTGATATTGCTGAATTTAAGCTATTCAATACCTTAGTTAACGGCGAATTAGAAGAAACATGTTCAACAACGGTTAATGGTGTCGAGTATGACAGCGGTTTAAATAACGCCTCAAGAATTAATGTTGGCTTAGATATCATCAACACACTATCAAAACATTTTAAAGTTACAGCGCCAATATTTATTGATAATGCTGAATCAGTAACAGAGCTTATCAAAACAGAATCACAACAAATTCAATTGATAGTAAATGAACAAGATAAAAAATTAAGAATGGAGACTATATAAAATGACGAATGAATTACTATTAAAAAACAATAAAATGGGCGACAACGTTCTATCTAGAGTTAAGACATTAGAAGCACAAGGAGATTTACAGTTTCCTGCAAACTATTCGCCTGAGAATGCAATGAAGTCAGCAATGTTACAACTGCAAGAATTAAAAGGATCTAAAAAAGATGGTTATAAACCAGCGCTGGAATTTGCAACTTCAACCAGCATAGCAAACGCCTTAATGGACATGGTTGTACAAGGTTTAAATCCTGCTAAGAATCAAGGCTATTTCATTATGTATGGCGATAAGGTTCAATTCCAAAGAAGTTACCACGGAACAATGGCAGTAACTAAACGTGTAGCAGGCGCAGAAGAAATTAATGCAGAAGTCATATTTGAAGGTGACGAAGTTAAGTATAAAACTAAAAACGGAAAAATTGTTGAACTTGAACATACACAGTCTTTTGGTAACAGAAACACACAAAACATTATCGGTGCATATGCAACAGTTGTATTTAAAGATGAAAGTAGAAATTACACTGAAATCATGACATTTGAAGAGATTGAAGAAGCGTGGAAGCAATCACAAATGGTTTATAACGGTGTATTTAAAGAAGACGGTACACACAGAAGATTCCCTCAAGAAATGGCTAAAAAGACTGTAATAAACCGTGCATGTAAAAAGATTTTAAACAGCACGGATGACGCTAGTCTTTTATCAAATCAAATTAAAGAATCTGAACAACGTCAACGCAAAGAAGTATTGGATGCAGAAGTTGAAGAAAATGCAAATCAAGAACAATTGGATTTTGAACCACCAGTTTTTGAAGAAGCACAATACACAGAATTAGAAAATGATAAGCCTATTGATGTATCTGACTTTGAAGAAATAAAAGAACCTGCAACAGAAAAAGAAAGCGAAGAAGAGCCATTTTAATTGAAACAATAGCAACTGGTTCAAGTGGTAACTGCTACGTCTTAAATGATGGACGTACTACGTTACTGCTTGAGGCAGGAATAAAATTTGAACGTGTTCAAAAGCATTTCAAATATAAAACAAGACATATAGCAGGGTGTCTTATCACACACGAACATGGTGATCATGCAAAGTACACAAAGCAGTTTGTCGACAATGGTGTAATCAGCTATATGACTGCTGGAACACAACGAGCTATGGATTTTGAAAGTCATCGCTTATGCACGATTAAGGCAAAGCAAGAGCTACGAATTGGTACGTGGTCAATTTTACCATTTGACATTGAACATGATGCTAACGAGCCTGTGGCTTTCTTATTACAAAGCACATTAGGTTATAAGGTCCTGTATGTTACTGATACGAAGTATCTGAAATACAAATTTAACGGCATTACGCACATGATGTTAGAAGTTAATTATATCTATGAACAAATGCAAGAAAACATAAAAAACGGCAGTGTACACAGCGCATTAGCAAACAGAATTATGGAGTCTCATTTTAGCTTAGAACATGCTATCGGAATGTTGAAAGCAAATGATTTAACTAGACTCGAAGAAATACATTTAATTCATTTAAGTAGTCAAAATTCAAATGCAAAATACATTAAAAGTGAAATACAAAAAGTGACGGGCGCGCCCGTTTATGTTGGAGGTTTATAAATGCTAAACAGAACAATATTAGTTGGTCGTTTAACTAGAGACCCAGAATTAAGAACCACTCAAAGTGGTGTAAATGTAGCATCATTCACATTAGCAGTTAACCGCACATTTACGAATGCACAAGGAGAGCGCGAGGCAGACTTTATTAATATCATCGTATTTAAAAAACAAGCAGAGAACGTTAATAAATACCTATCTAAAGGATCGTTGGCGGGCGTAGATGGTAGGTTACAAACGCGGAACTATGAAAATAAGGAAGGTCAACGTGTATACGTTACGGAAGTTATTGCTGATAGTATTCAATTTTTAGAACCGAAAAACTCAAATGACACTCAACAAGATTTATATCAACAACAAGTACAACAAACACGTGGACAATCGCAATATTCAAATAACAAACCAGTAAAAGATAATCCGTTTGCGAATGCAAATGGTCCGATTGAAATAGATGACAATGATTTACCATTCTAATTTAACCGGTTTGAAAGTGAGGTGTGTATATGACTGGTTGGATAAGTATTGATCGCTCAATTCAAAATCATTGGCTATTTAAAGAAAAGAGAACATTTTCAAAGTTTGAAGCATGGATATATTTACTCATGGAAGCGAATCATTCAAAGGCAAAAGTGCCTATTGGAAACCAAATTGTAACCGTAGAAAGAGGACAAAGATTAACATCGATTTTGACCTTGTCTGACCTTTTTAACTGGTCACGATTTAAAGTGAAAACCTTCCTTGACTTACTCGAGAGTGATGGAATGTTAGAAGTCAAAACAACATCAAAATATACCCTTATAACCATTGTCAATTATGACTTTTATCAAAGTGAGCAGGGCAGGAACCAACATCAAAACGACATCAAACCAACATCAAAACAACATCAGTCAAACATCAACCCAACATCAAAACAACATCAAACCAACACAAACAATAATGATAATAAAGATAATAATGAAAAGAATGTGAATAATGAGAAGAAGAAGACAACCGCCTTCGACTTCTTCCAAGATAACGGATTCGGTTTCATAACTTCTTACAATTTAGACGATTTAAATTATTATCTTGATTCATTTGAAAATGATTCAGATGAAATAGTTACCGCATCACTTAAAATCGCTAAAGACAGAAACAAAGTTACTTGGGGATATGCTAAAAGCATTTTGAATACATGGCTTAATGCAAACTTGAAATCTATTGAACAAGTACGTGCATTTGAAAAGCAACAACTTGAAAGCAAAAAACAAAATTATAAACCTTTCGTTAAACAATCAAAAGAAAAAACACCCAAATGGCTCACAGACAGCACGAGAGAAACGAAAACGCCGGAAGTAGATGAAAACCTTGAGAAAGACAGAGAAGCTTTTATTAAGCGTCTAAATAGCAAATGGGAGTGATTGAAAATGGATGCATTTGATAAATACTATCTATTTGATCATGACGGCAACAAAATGTTTTCAGTTACACCACATTTTAAAGATGGTCGGCATTTAGTTGTTGGAATAAAAGAAACAAAATTTAATGGTCGTCGTTGGTATTTAGACGATTATGAATTAAATACACTTATTGATAATGAACAAATGGAGTTAGGACACCAAACAAGCTTATTTGAATATATATGAGGGATTACATGGAGATAGAAATTAAATTTAATGAAGTGTTTAATGCGCCGATGGGGTCGCCTCGTCCACGCTTTCGTAATACAGGTAGATTTGTTCAAACTTACATGCCAACGTCTTACACAAAGCATAAAGCGTATATACAAGGGCAAATGCCTAAGTTAAATCTAGAGCGCGCACTAAAAATCGAATTAGACTTTTACTTTCCATTGCTTAAATCATGGTCGAAGAAAAAGAAAAGCGAAATGGTTGGGCAGTATAAAGTGACTAAGCCGGATATCGACAACTTAATTAAAACGGTATTAGATGCTTGTAATGGCCATGTATGGAAAGACGATAACCAAATTACAGAAATAACTAGCTCAAAGCGTTATGGAATTGAGCCCAAAATAATCATACGAATAGAAGAAATATAAGAGGTGGATAAAATGGCGAGAAAAGCAAGGATTGTAACAATAAATGATAAACCTTATAGGTTCAGTAAATTTGAAATGGAATTAATAGAAAGTCACGGTATAACCGCTGGAATGGTTTCTAAGAGAGTAAAAGACGGTTGGGAACTACATGAAGCAATGGACGCACCAGAAGGTACGCGTTTAAGCGAGTACAGAGAAAAGAAAACAATAGAAAGACTGGAACAAGCTAGACTCGAACGCAAATTGGAAAGAAAGCGAAAGAGAGAGGCTGAGCTAAGAAGAAAGAAGCCACACATTGTTTAATGTACCTCAGAAACATTCACGTGATCCGTACTGGTTTGATAATACTTATAACCAAATGTTCAAGAAATGGAGTGAAGCATAATGAGTGTAATCAGTAACAGAAAAGTAGATATGTATGAAATACAAGACAATGTTAAGCAACCAGCGCACTACACATACGGCGACATTGAAATTATAGATTTTATCGAACAGGTTACGGCGCAGTATCCACCACAATTAGCATTTGCAATAGGTAATGCAATCAAATATCTATCTAGAGCACCGTTGAAAAACGGACACGAGGATTTAGCAAAGGCGAAGTTTTATGTCCAAAGAGCTTTTGACTTGTGGGAGCAATGACTATGACATATAACGCGCGCAAAGAATACTTAAACCAATTTTTCGGCTCTAAGAGATACCTGTATCAGGATAACGAGCGAGTGGCGCATATCCATGTAGTAAACGGCACTTATTACTTTCATGGGCATATCGTACCAGGTTGGCAAGGCGTGAAAAAGACATTTGATACAGCGGAAGAGCTCGAAATATATATAAAGCAACATGGTTTGGAATACGAGGAACAGAAGCAACTAACTTTATTTTAGAGGAGATGAAAATGATGAGAATTAAAACTGCAAGCATAGAGGTCGAAAAAGTGGAGGTAGTAGTATGATGCCGAAATATCGAGTGTGGGACAAATATACAGGAAGAATACACGATGTTGTAGGATTCGACTTCATTGAGACTGAAGTTCACTATGAAAACTACGCGGAAGCAGAAGCTTTAATACATGCAAGAGATTTTAAAGATGTAGAACTTATGCAAAGTACAGGACTTAAAGACAAAAACAACAACGAAATATATGCGGGAGATATAGTTGAGTTTGAAGATGAAATATTAGAGATGCCAGACGATGAATCTGTAATAGGAACAATTAATAGAGCAGTAATATCTATTGATGTTGTAAATGGTATTCAATTAAAAGATTTTATGTTTGAGGGCGCAGTCTCCGAAAATGATTACTTTGAGTATATAGACATAAAATCCTTCCTTAGATATGACTGTGAGGTTAAAGGCAACATATTTGAATCATCACATTTATTGGAGGTAACAGAATGAACTATGAAACAGGGTTCCAACTAGGTGTAATGGACGCTAGGTTGAAGAAGATGAGAAAACAACGTGATGAGTACAAGAAGCAACGATATGAGCTTATTGGGGTTATAGCGAAGTTACGAGATTGTAACAAAGAACTGGAGAAGAAAGCAAGCGCATGGGATAGGTATTGCAAGAGCGTTGAAAAAGATTTAATAAACAAATTCGGTAACGATGATGAAAGAGTTAAATTCGGAATGGAATTAAACAATAAAATTTTTATGGAGGATGACACAAATGAATAATCGCGAAAAAATCGAACAGTCCGTTATTAGTGCTAGTGCGTATAACGGTAATGACACAGAGGGATTACTAAAAGAGGTTGAAGACGTGTATAAGAAAGCGCAAGCGTTTGATGAGATAGATAATCTGATTTATGAAGTGTTCGAAATGATGAATTGCTTTAAATTCAGTTTTATCAATGAAAATAAAGAGCTTATCCTCGATAGCGAATCAAATATTTTCTTTTCACTAAAAGATTGCGCTAACAAATTAGATTTAGTTGTTAAATTTATTCATTGGGTTAGCAGATCTTGTATTGAAAATATGTCTCCTGAAAGAACACAGGTTTTTTTACAAACAGGTTTCGAACTTTATATTGGCAAACATTTAACAAAAAAGGATTACGAATACATGTATACATGCTTTGGTAACGGATTAAATAGTGATGGCGCATATAGTTATGCCAGAAGATTATTAAATATTCCGGAGGGGATACAATGACACGACCTACTAGAGAGGAATTGTTAAGTTACTTTAAAAAATATGGAGTAGAGAGAGTAAACTCTATTACTGGCGAAGAAAGTGCAATACATTATTTTAGAACAAAGGCGTTTTACTATAGAGAAGAAAACAAAAAACTTTCTGAAAATATCGATAAACTAGAAAAACGCAACAAAGAGTTGGAGAACATGTGGCGCACGCTTAAAAATGAATTGTTTGGAAGATACGAATTTTACCGTTTTAGACTTAGCGAACTACAGATTGAGAGCAGAGCGAACAAGGAAGTAGCTATATATAGAAGAGCTGAAATCAACTTAAGTGTTATATTGTGCCGAATGGACAAACTAGACGGAACAAATGAGTTCTACGAATTTTTAGATCAAATGGAGGACAACGATAATGAATAACACATTAACAATCGATCAGTTACAAGAGTTATTACAAATACAAAAGGAGTTCGACGATAGAATACCGACGCTAAACTTAGGAGATAGCAAAATTGCATATGTAGTTGAATTCTTTGAATGGTTTAATACATTGGAAACGTTTAAGAACTGGAAGAAGAAACCAGGTAAGCCGTTAGATGTTCAGTTAGATGAGTTGGCGGATATGTTGGCGTTTGGTTTGAGTATTGCGAATCAAGTAGGAGTGTCATCAGAAGAGATAAAAGAAGCGATTGAATCAAGTTTTAAAGATACAGAATTTCACAAAATGTTTAATTTTAAAGATAAAGAATTTGCTCAAGGCGCAGTTGTTAGTACACCACAGATAATATTCAAAGAATTTTATCCCGACCAATTGGCAATTGTGATAGCGATAGACATAGCTTACAACTTATATACTATCGACCAACTCATTGACGCATACAAAAAGAAAATGAAAAGGAACCACGAAAGACAAGATGGAACAGCAGACGCAGGAAAAGGATACGTGTAAAGACATCTTATATCGAGTCAAGGAGGTTTTGGGGAAGTGACACAATACTTAGTCACGACATTCAAAGATTCAACAGGACGCAAGCATACACACATAACTCGAGCTAAGAGCAATCAAAGGTTTATAGTTGTTGAGGCAGAGAGTAAAGAAGAAGCGAAAGAGAAGTACGAGGCGCAAGTTAAAAGAGATGCAGTTATTAAATTAGGTCAGTTGTTTGAAAATATAAGGGAGTGTGGGAAATGATTAAAAAACTTAAAAATATGGATGGGTTCGACATCTTTATTGTTGGAATACTGTCATTATTCGGTATAACCGCATTGCTACTTGTTGTCGCATTGCCTATCTATACAGTGGCTAGTTACCAAAACAAAGAAGTACATCAAGGGACAATTACAGATAAATATAACAAAAGACAAGATAAAGAGGACAAATTCTATATTGTATTAGATGATAAACAAGTCATCGAAAACTCAGACTTATTCTTCAAAGGAAAGTTTGATAGCGCAGACATACAAGCTAGGTTAAAAGTAGGTGATAAAGTAAAAGTTAAGACGATTGGATATAGAATACACTTTTTAAATTTATATCCGGTCTTATACGAAGTAAAGAAGGTAGATAAAAAATGATTAAGCAAATACTAAGATTATTATTCTTACTAGCGATGTATGAGTTAGGTAAGTATGTAACTGAGCAAGTATATATTATGATGACGGCTAATGATGATGTAGAGGCGCCGAGTGATTACGTCTTTCGAGCGGAGGTAAGTGAGTGATGTGGATTACTATGACTATTGTATTTGCTATATTGCTATTAGTTTGTATCAGTATTAATAGTGATCGTGCAAGAGAGATACAAGCACTCAGATATATGAATGATTATCTACTTGATGAAGTAATTAAAACTAAAGGATACAACGGGTTAGAAGAATACAGGATTGAATTGAAGCGAATGAATAACGATATTAAAAAGTAATTTATATTATCGGAGGTATTGCATTGAATGATAAAGATTGAGAAACATGATATCAAAAAGCTTGAAGAATACATTCAGCACATCGATAACTATCGAAGAGAGTTGAAGATGCGAGAATATGAATTACTTGAAAGTCATGAACCAGATAATGCAGGAGCTAGCAAAAGTAATTTGCCAGGTAATCCGATTGAACGATGTGCAATAAAGAAGTTTAGTGATAACAGATACAATACATTAAGAAATATAGTTAATGGTGTAGATAGACTGATAGATGAGAGCGATGAGGATACGCTTGAGTTATTAAGGTTTAGATATTGGGATTGTCCTATTGGTTGTTATGAGTGGGAAGATATCGCGCATTACTTTGGTACAAGTAAGACAAGTATATTGCGTAGAAGAAATGCACTGATCGATAAGTTAGCGAAGTATATTGGTTATGTGTAGCGGACTTTCACCCTATGTAAGTCCGCATTAAAACAGTTTATTATGTTAGTATCAGATTAATATTTAAAGTTATTAAATGCTAATACAACGCATGAACAAGAGGCGCATCACTATGTGATGTGTCTTTTTATTTATGAGGTATGAACATGTTCAAACTAATTGTAAATACATTACTACACATCAAGTATAGATGCGTCTTGATACTACTTAAGTTATATAAGGTGAAACATTATGATGACTAAAGACGAACGTATACGATTCTATAAGTCTAAAGAATGGCAAACAACAAGAAAAAGAGTGCTAGAAAGAGATAATTATGAATGTCAACAATGTAAGCGAGACGGCAAGTTAACGACATATGACAAAAGCAAGCGTAAGTCGTTGGATGTAGATCATATATTATCGCTAGAACATCATCCGGAGTTTGCTCATGACTTAAACAATTTAGAAACACTGTGTATTAAATGTCACAACAAAAAAGAAAAGAGATTTATAAAAAAAGAAAATAAATGGAAAGATGAAAAATGGTAAATACCCCCGGGTCAAAAAAATCGAAAGTGATCAAAACGCTTGGGGAACGGGCAGGGGCTCGACTTCGCGATAATTTTAAAAATCCATGTATAACCCCCCCTCTTATAACCATTTTAAGGCAGGTGATGAAATGGAGATTATAGTTGATGAAAACTTAGTGCTTAAAGAAAAAGAAAGGCTGCAAGTATTATATAAAGACATACCTAGCAATAAATTAAAAGTAGTTGATGGTTTAATTATTCAAGCAGCAAGGCTACGTGTAATGCTTGATTACATGTGGGAAGACATAAAAGAAAAAGGTGACTATGATTTATTTACTCAATCTGAAAAGGCGCCACCATATGAAAGGGAAAGACCAGTAGCCAAACTATTTAATGCTAGAGATGCTGCATATCAAAAAATAATCAAACAATTATCGGATTTATTGCCCGAAGAGAAAGAAGACACAGAAACGCCATCTGATGATTACCTATGATTAGTAATAAATACGTTGATGAATATATAAATTTGTGGAAACAAGGAAAGATAATTTTAAATAAAGAAAGAATTGATCTCTTTAATTATCTACAAAAACATATATATTCACGAGATGATGTATATTTTGATGAACAGAAAATCGAGGATTGTATCAAATTTATTGAAAAATGGTATTTTCCAACATTACCATTTCAAAGGTTTATCATAGCTAATATATTTCTTATAGATAAAAATACAGATGAAGCTTTCTTTACAGAATTTGCTATTTTCATGGGACG